CGTGAATGAGAACCTTGAACCATTCTTCTTGGCGATACACCACCATATCGGTGGACGGAGAACATACATGTGTGTAAGCAGTATTGGCGTGTGGGGGACCCAGGGGGTCCCGGCCTCGCGCTGCCGACCCCTTCTTCTTGGGTAAATCGGTCAAATACAAATAAATATTCATCTGTTGAGAACATCCTTTGGTAGCGTATTTCGTGGCCACCGACAACCACATGTAAATTAGTTCCAAACTCTTCTTAAAAAAGGATTCCTCTATATGAGCATGAGGTAAACACATGTCTATTTTAACGGCGCGCACGCCCACTGGAAATCGGTAAGAGCGACAGGTCTTGGCTCTCCAGTGTGTAATATGTTCTCGGAACTTGACAGGAACCGAACTTAAAATCTCCGAATCCGTTAAACCCGAGTAGGGAACCTCTTCAAATTTGACCCGAGAACTCTGTTTCTCCGCAAACTCGAGTTCTTCTATGAGAGGTTTCAATATGCGTTTACTTGAAGAGGTGAATTTAAAATGATATGTAGTGGGGTAAGACTGCATAAATTCATATAAATGTTTGGAAACAGGATTTAAATCCATGTATGATGAATATCCAATATATATTAATCATATAAATTTATTAGAGACCGGATTTCTCCATTAATTCTTTGCGGACCCGCATGAGAGATTCGTCCACTTCAACGGGCGAACGACGAATGAAATGGGTCAATTTGGCCGGATTCGTCAAAAACAACATTTCTCTTAAATCCACATTCTGTTGAAATTTGTTGCGTAAAGCGTCCATGCGTTCCCGGATGTTGCGTTCCTCGTAAAAGTCGGGATCAATTACCACAGTTTTAGGGCGATAATCTGTCGGCTTTTTACCCCCGGCGAGTTTGGCCAAAGCTACATCTTCCGAGAACTTGCTGTCTTTGGCATCCAACGAAAATTGGACATAAAAATCCGGAAACCCCTTTTTGAATTTGGAAGCCTGGTAGTAATGTTCTACCGACGCCCATTGATGACCGTCCAGTTCGAAGCGTGCTTTGTTCCAAGAATCGTCTAATTTACGACGCCAATCCTTGATTTTGTGGAGATTTTTGAATTGCAATGTCTTGTTCTTGGGGATTGTTTCGCCCGACCCCTTCCCAGGTGAAACATCGTCTTGGGATTTGGAATGGTACATGAAAACAATGTCCTTGTCGTAAAGAGCATCCATGAAATCGTCTTGTTCGTCATCAATGGGTGCACCTTCATCGGCAGAGAGTCCAATTTTGGCTTTGAGATTCCTGAAATCTTGAATCAAATAAAAGATCCCCGAGTTGCGTTCCATACATTTGTTGAGTACCAGCGTTTTTAAATCGTAGGGGATTTCACGATAGGTTAAAATCTTTTTATTCTTGTAGAGAACCAGACGATAATGATTACCGCTGTAACTCGTCATAATGTAATAATTGGGTGTGAAGGTGCCCTGCTCTTGGATTTCCTTGTTTGCCTCCCCACAATTCAGTACACTGTCGTGAGAACCGCGAATGTATGCCGCTTCCGAAAAGATGATCAATTTGAAATTCAGTTTGTTCTCCAAAGTGGCAATGGCCCAGGTATCCGCCCAATAACTAGAGGTACGAATATAATTTTGGAATTTTTCTAGGGTATCAATCTCCTTCATGTAACCAAATTCGCTGCGTAACAGTTCGCGGTTCAAACGATTTTCATCCTGTAACAATTTGACTTCGGTTTTCGCATGTTTGGCTTGTTCCAACAGTTGGGCATGTTCCAGTTGACTGAGAGATTCACCGGATTTATTGATTTTTTGTTTGGAATCGCGATAGATGTCTGAAAAAGACTTGATTTTCTTCTCGTTTTCTACGACGGAATTTTCCATATCAAGAAATACTTGGCGGTATTCTTGGAAAATGGCATCTGTGGCGAGTTCGGCCAATAAATTGCGCAGCTTATCCACGGTGGTATGATGCCCAATTTGTGCAAAAGCGTCGCGAACCACGGCAAACAAACAGTCCCCGCCCCCCTCGTTGTCTTCAATCGTGTATTCATTGTTTTCCATGAATTTGTTGATCCAATTGGAATTCACCGTTTCTTGATATTCCTTTCGCAGTTCGGAAGCGTCTTGACTACTTTCTTCGGTGAGCAGTGCCGGCGTTTTCAAATTTTGATCAATGGTAAATGTTTGTGTTTTATCGGTGACCGGCTGTTGTTCCTCGTCCACCAGTGCCTTGTGTTCTTGTTGCGGAATCTCAAACAGGTCCTGTTTATCTCGCGATTCGTCATTTTTCTTGGCACTAAATTTGCCCGTTTCGGCATCGTATTCTTCGTCTGCATCAACAACCAAATCTTCATCCTTTTCTGCTTCTTCTAATTCGTATTTTTTGAGGAAATTTTCGTTGATGAAATTGTAAAAAAGGGGCTCGGGAATTTTTTCAGGATCAATGTCGTCGTTTTCATCCAAAATATATGCGTATTTTTGTGGTTCAATTTCGAGAACCCCGATTTTTGCAGCGGCTTCGTCATTGACGACTAAATAAATCGGGAAATAAATGACACCATCCTTTTTCTTTTCCTCTCTGACTTTACCAAACACAATGTTGTATTTTTTGGCGGACTTGGTCTTATCGTGTCCTTTGAAAGAGATTTCGATGGGATATACCAAGGACTCGAATTCGTCGTCTTCGGGAAAGATCTCCACATTTTCTTCATAAATAATTTTTGAATCGATTTTTGAGACAACCATCGTATAATATAAGTTGATATTTATTTTTGTGGTTTTAACGGTAAAATATGTAAAAATTGATTATAATTTCCAAAATTATCACCAATTGCACCCTACCTGAATACACTCAATACAGTCAATTAGAGAACAATGTCGTCGATCCGCTGCACCGGTTGCTTTCCGCGGTTTGAGGAGAACCAGTTGGCCCACATGGAGCCGGGAGGATGCCTCTGGTGCGACCACGAGGAGAACCTCGCGTCGAGAGGCCAATTTGACTTTGATGCATTTATCCAGGACGAGCACCGGAGCAGTGGACAGGGCGGAGACGACGAAACCATGGAAATGTCGTGTGAAATGTCTTCGGGTACTCAAAGCAAGGCCGATACCGAGTGTTGCATCTGTTACGAAATGATCGATAAAAACAAAAACAACTGTACCACCGAGTGTGGCCACTCCTTCTGCCTCAAGTGCCTGGTCACTTCGTTCGCTCATGGCAACAATGCCTGCCCCTACTGCCGCACGGAAGTGATCGAGATGCCCGAAGAGGAAGAAGAAGAGGAAGAAGACGAAGAAGAAGACGAAGAAGACGAAGAAGACGAGGAAGATGATGAGAGTGACAATGCGTCCATCAACATTGACGAAGATTACGAGTACGACGACAATGAGTGTGACATTGACGAACTGACGCGGCGCTTGGAGGCGAACGGTTTCGCGATGAAGGACATCCTTTCGATGTTGATTGGACGCTACACCAAGGGCACGAGTAACATGAGCGCAATGGAAGTTGGAGACAAGTTTGAACGGATTGTCTTGGAAGCAGACAGTGAAGCGGCGGAGCAGAATCTCTTTGCGGCGGAAGATGTGCGAGTATAGTAACCAGATTGTGTATGTAAAATAATAACTCACCCCTTTTTTATTCATTTTAATGAATTTTTTACGGAAAATCTTCCAAAAATATTACAAATATATTCAAGCATCTTTTACACCACATTTCGGTTTCTTTTTTCGCATTTCGTTGATAATCTCTTCGGGATAATTCATTTCCTGTAAAATCAGAATGGCTCCCTTTACTTTGGAAATACCGGGTTTCAACATATAAGTGTACTTGATTTCCCCCGTTTCCGGATTTTTCATAATATTCATCTTATAATTTTGCACGCCGCGTCTAGGGACTGGAACAGTGGCCACTTCGTTACCACTACTATCCAGGTGATTAATCTTCTTCTCCAGTCTCTTGCACAATTCAATGTAGTGGGTCGTCAAAATAAAATCAACATGTTTGTGTTTGGATAAATACAGTAAAAAGGCGTAAGCCGCCTGGGTCGCTTCCACCGGATTCGTACCCGAATACAGCTCGTCGAAAATGCAAAAGTGATGCGAATCGGCGGTCGTATCGCAAATGATATCGATAATCTCCTTGCAACGACGCGATTCGGCTTGAAACAAACTGTCGCGACCCGAAGTATCGGGAATATTCAAATAAGAATGAATGTGCGTGTAGGGGCGAATGACACAGTCCTGATAAAATCCGCATCCAAATTGCTGAGTGAAAATGATGTTGATGGTGGTGGTTTTCAACATGGTCGTTTTACCCGCCGCATTGGGTCCGGTAATGATGGCATTGTTGGTCAAATCAAAATCATTCTTCACATGTTTCGATTCAACATAGGGGGGATAATATTGTTGGGTAAAATTCGTGGAAACATTCTCGCTGAATTTGGCGACAGAAACATGGTTCGCGTGCATATTTTCGTGAATACCGCAAATATTATTGATGAATCCCTCGAATCCAATCGAATAACGAATGCTTTTTTCGTATTCCTTATTATCATGCAGACGATAGAAACATTTCAACATGTAACCAATTTCGGTAATTTTGAATATACTCGGGTTAAAGGGCTTGATGAGGGTCAACTGTGCGTACAGCTCCTGTAGTTTCAAACAGTGTTGGGAGGTAATTTGGGTAAAAGTGCGGTAGGAAGGCAATGACCCATTTACCTGATTAAAAGCCAACATCGTATTAATAGAATATGCCAAATAATGTTGCATTTCTGTGAGATGAGTATTAATGAGGTGCATGTTTCGATAAAATCGGACACAGGTATTGATATTCTGGTATATTTGCATCATGTACAGACCGAGTGTGATCAACACATAGATAACTTTATCCCAACTCATGGATTGAAAAGCTCCGATGGTTTTACCTATAAAATGGTGTCGAGCAATTTCTTTCAGAACTTCAACATAAACTCCAAACGAAATTGGAATACCGCGCAATTTAAGCAGTAAAAACGGGAATACAAAAAAGAGGATGGGAACAATGAAACTCATGATGGGCGATGTCATGTTGAGAACCGTCATGACCTGCAAAAAATAAGAGGATTCGTTGAAAGATTTCAACATGTCCCATTCAATGTAACAATATTTTTCCAAAAAACTGGGGTCCTCCTTGGTGTCCTGCCAAATTTCCATGATTTTATCACATTTCTCTTGGTCAAATTTATACGGATTTACGGTCATTCTATCGAGCGTATTGAGATATTCGGGTGTATTTTTAATCATCGCCTGACTGTCTTTTAAAAAGGGGGTGTAGGTAGTGTACTGTTGATTCCACTCTGATATCATGTTGAAGGCGAAATCGTGTTTGGGTTTGAGTAAATATTCGTACATACACACCGAAGAAGATTGAGAACAAGGAATCTGACCATTGTCGTCATGATTCTTTTGATAAGGAATCAATTCCAAATCCGAGCTGACAATCGGTGATAATTTATGAAGATATTCTGCGGGTGTATAATGGATCGGTAATTCGAACCCGTGATATATTTTTTGGGGAATTTCTTCCTCCGATTTTTCGTTGCGAAATGGTGGACTTTGCCCGGTTATTTTTTCAATGACCAATTGGAAATGTTCTAAAATCATTTATATGTTGAATTTATAAAATATAAACGAGTATTACACGCGCAAGTTTCTCCGATATTGGAATCGAATACAAAAGAAATAAAACAATATAAAAATGAAACATATAAATATATTAGTATAAAGGAGAACTATGCTGTACGAACCAATGGCTTATTCGTTGGATGAATACCAAGATATTTTATTTCGCGGTGTTCCGTTTCCACTTCCTACGGATGTCTTGGAAACAATACAGGAACTAGAAAGGATTGTGAATCAGTCGACCCCTGTTGTCGAAAATAACGAAAAAAATACCAAAAGACCATTTGAGACGGTGCCTTTCAGTAGATATATCGAAAAAAAGAGCAGATTTATAAAGCACGAAAAGAAACCGATCATATCTATTGAAGATATCAACGACTGGAATTCGGGGAAGACATTCAAGGTGACTACCAAGGTGGTAAAGGAAGGCACCGAAAAATTGTTGACAGATATCCGTATTTCTCTGAATAAACTGTCGAATAAGAATATGGAAACTCAACAGGAACAGATAATCCAAAATATCGAAAAAATCTTGGAGGAAACCCAGGACAAAGTTCAAGATATCAATAAAATCGCCAAGATCATATTTGATACGGCGGTGTCCAATAAATTTTATTCGGAATTGTACGCGGATTTATACAACAATTTGATTGCAAAATTCGATACCGTATTTAAAGATCAATTGGGCGATCTGTTGAACAATTACAAGGTGTCAATTAACGATATTAATTTTGTGGATCCGAATAAGGATTATGACGGATATTGTGAGTATACCAAGAAGAATGATGTGCGTAAGGCGATTACAACATTCATTGTTAACTTGGTGAAGAAAAATATTCTGTCAGAAACGGACATTTTGGACATTATCATGTATTTGGAAGACCTGGTATTTAAATATGCCGAAGAAGAAGGTCGTACGAACGAATTGGAGGAGATTGTGGAGAATCTGTTTATTTTGATTACCCAGAGTGAGGCTGTCCTAACCAATGCGGAATTTTGGTTAGAAAAGATCATTCCCAATATTCATGAGCTTTCCAAATTGAGAAAAAAGGATGCTTCTAAATACAAGAGTATGACGAGCCGAGCAACCTTTAAACTGATGGATATTATTGACAAATTGAACTAGTCTTCAAAGGCGAAAATGGCTTCGGCCAGTCGCTCTTCCAAGGCTTTGGCCTGTTTTATTTCTTGGTTGATTTCGGTCAAGAGTTGAATAGACGATTTTTCGGTCACCGTTCTGCTACGAATTAACTGTACAAACATGGTGGCTTTGGCCTTTCTGGGAATACCTCCGTAAACCTCGTTAATTGAAGTATATGTATATTCAAGCATCAATATGACACCCGCATGTAGAACAATAAGATTATCAATGGCTTCGTCGTTGTCAAAATTGAATTTCAGAACACTACATGTGCCGTTTTGTAGATTTCGAAACATGATGCACTCATCGCCGTTGCCGTAGGATTTTAGTGCTGTCAAAATATCATTTTCCGTGGCATAGGGATGAACATTACTGAGGTAGATTGATACGGAGGTTTCCATAATGACAGGATTTGTTTTGTGCAATACGAGAATATTTCACAAAAATTATCAATTTTTCACAAAGACACAAATACTTTCACTGTTGTCCTCCTGCTTGTTGACGGTGACAGATTTGTTGAACATCTTGTAGATTTTCACCTTTTTGAATCCCACCTCTTGGGTAATGCGGTTCATGTCCGAGACCAAAGTCACTTCTTTGTTTTCAGATCCATAGTCACTAATAATATAACACATTTTACCCTCTTTTTGGAGAACATCGTAACAGAGCTGCACGGTTTTGCGCCAGTATCCTTCCAACCAGGCCTCGTAGGTTTTGTAACGATGGGTGCTCTGCATTTTACCGGCATAAAGCTCCAAACGATAATACGGGGGACTAAAAAACACCGTGTCAAAATGGCCGCCGTATTTTTTCATGAATCCCGGTTTTTTCGCCAAATCTTCGGAAGGTGAGCAAGTGACCTCAAAAGATATGTCGGGATAAAATTTATGGACGAATTCGCCGGTTTTTTTACACACCGAAGGAATCACATCGTTCCCCACATATTCTTCGACGCCTGATTCCAAAAATCCATAAGAGTAGGAAGACCAACCGAGTGTCGGTGTAAAAATCTTGGTACCCTTCAAGATGCGTTTATTTATGGAATAGACGATGTAAGGATTCATGATCGAGGCACGAAAATAAAAAGACGAAAACACACTGCCCAATCGTCCCTCCGCAGTATAATGAACGGCACTGGGCGTCAAGAGCTTGTAGTCAATAATATCGTGCAAATATAGGTCTTCAATGACGGACCAATAATTGGAAACATTGTCGAAACCCGACTGAGTATCTCGCAGAATTTCCCTGTAGTACATGTTGCGAATGGTATTTTTGTATTTCACTTCGGCGTTGTTGTTTAAAGCGGCCGATGGCATCGGTTTTTCGGTAATGGTGAGAGGTAGCACGGGTTCGAGCGAGGTGTCATAAAAACGGCCCAGATACTCTTCGCGATTTACCACATTCTGGTAGAGTTGGCGAACCGATTTGCGCGAAATATTGGAAGATTTCATGTGTTCCAAAAGTGGTTTTAATTTGCCATTGCTCGTGCGAACCTGGGCTTTATTCACAAAATCTTCAAAAGATGGGGTATTTTTTCTAAATATACGGAGAAAGTTCTCCTTGGTGAGAAAATGCATCTCCTTATACATTGTCAGGAGATGTATTTTTCGAATAAATATTATCCAAATGTAGCGTCCGCAGCTGCTGCTCGAGGCGGCCCTTTTTGCGAGCAAATGGCGACCGCAGGTTTATCCTCCTGTTGCATCTGCGCATTTTCTTCCTTTTCTGCACTTTCATCTCCTTCCCTCCTATCAAAAATACTGGGTATTTTCGTTGCATTATCAATGAACCAATAGCGGTACATGGCATCATATATCATGACCGACCGATTGCATTCACTACAAATATATTCTGTTCTTACCCAATTACCGCAACTTGGGTTTGGACAATCGTACACATAGTTTGTGGTGGTAACCTTCATTTTGCAATCATAACAGAAGCATGTGAATGTTAATTGTTCGCATCTGCATATGCAGTACATTTTGGGTCGAGGCATTATTCGTATACAAATTATGTGTTTATATAATTTGAATAGTTTATATTTTCTCCTCGGCAGTGTGACCCCGCGCGGTATCCAACGCTCCAAGATATGAGAAGTTATGCCTTTGGTGCGGGGCGGCGAGTGCGACGACGAACCTGTTGGTAACCCTCACCATCCTCGGCAGCCGGCTCGGAGGTGGAAACCTCACGGCGCGGCAAAGGGCGAGAGCCATAACCGTAGGACGAACGCATAGGGACCGTGTTGTTCTGACGATGCGTCTCGCACATCAGAATACCACCCTTGATACCAGAGATATCCGAAGCGTGATACTCGTGGTTCTCGTTCTCCGACTTCACCAGATCAAACTCAACATACTCGCCCTGAACCAGGTACTTGTACTGAGAAGACTCGGCGCGAATCGAGGAATAATGAACAAAGATATCCTTGTCCTTCTGGTCACCCTCACATACCGTGATGAAACCAAAGCCGGACTTGTTGTTGAACCACTTAACGCGACCAGAAAGACGAGAGGAAATAACGGGTGTATCAGACATAGTATGAACCGTGTTCCGATTTATAATATATGTATGCAATATCTTTTATATTATTTTATAAAATATATATTTAGTGTATAGCAGGATGATGAGTAAGAGCACACAAATATTTCAACAATCCATTATGGTCGGAATCATATGTTTAGCTATTTTTTTATTACTGCTGTTTTTCAATATTATACAAATCAATTATCGCTTTGCCAAGGAAGGATACCGAGGTCGTCATCTGGCTCCCGCTACTTTTTTTAGTCAAGACGATCCGAACGATAAAGTAGGAACCACCCCCGAAAGAAAACAGGAGCAGGCACGAGTAGATGCCGAGATTAACGAATATTTCGATGGTCATTTCAAAAGTTTTACAGGTGGAGATTATGAAGCAGATATTCAAATGAATTACGATTTTAATAAAATCGGATCAAGTTATTATTCCGATTTAATGTGGGCACAATACGAAACTAAGATGAGACTGAATTATTTGCAGCACGCAGTGGATGAACTGAGAGGAACAATCGATTTACTGGGAAAAAGACTTTTTGTCAACAAAACCCTTCACTAGAGGATGAAAATCTGTTTAATTGCGTAATAATTTGGTTCCTCTTCGTAATCCAACGAGTAACAATATTTCATATAATTGGTGACAATTAAACACACATGTGGAGGATATTCGGGTTCTTTGACATTGTTGAAGAGGTTCTCCAAAGACTTCCCCTTTTTCCGGTAAACATTGATCGGATGCAAAATGTCAATCATGGTTCTGCCTTGATCTTCAACCTGAATACTTATATTTTGCCAAGGAAGAACACCAAAAAAAGCCATGTACATGTAACCGAGCGAAATCATTTCATCTCTTCTCGAGATGGTATACCCTGCGTGATTGTAATAACTCACATATTTCGGTGTGCCGATGATGGTCGTTTGAAAATCATTCGGTTTATGTTCTCCATCTTCGTCAACATAAAAGGTCGCCAGACCAAAATCAATCAAATGGATGTCTCCGTCCTTGATCATGAAGTTGGTGGGTTTGATGTCTCGATGGAGAACGAGACGCTTATGTATGTACTCAAATATATCAATACACTGCAACATGACACGATTTTTGAAGCAAGGGGTGCGGGGCGCAGAGGTGTGTGTCTCCAAATAGTTTGCCAAAGAAGACTCATAATAGGTCATAACTAAGCACACCAAATTTTGGTAGTTGCCGTACCAGTAGATCATGGGCAACCTTTCAAATTTATTACGAAAAAGATAATTCATCATTTTGACCTCGTGTTTAATAGAACGATACTGTTGATGAATTGCCTCCGTTTTAATAGCGACCAAATCGCGGTTCTGTTTATTTTCACCCAAATAAACCTTGCCGAATTTCCCCTTTCCAATTACACTTTTGATTTTATATTTCTCCATACAACATTATTTTAATTGATTAAATTATTTTTAAATAATAATTTAATTATTACCTTATATATTATACATGTCTGAAACCATCGACGCTGACTATATTAATGCTGTTTTTGAAAATGTTAGAAAGGACAGCTCCCTACTTGCGACACTGGATATAGAGGAACTGATGCAGTCGGTAGAAAAAAACAGTTATTTGGAAAACAAAACACTCGACGACCTCTTGGAAGAAAAACTGGTTGCACTCAATACTTTGCCACTGCCCAGAACACATAAAAAAGAAATTTGTGATAAACTTACCGATTACCGCCATGTCCAAAATATTTATGAACTACACAAAGGCAAACATATCCGGTGGATAAAAAAAGAGGGAGATTATAAACTCACCAATGGCTGTTTGGTGTCGGACATTATTTTTACAGACAATGGTACCAACATTCAGTGTCTGGGATATTTTAAAAATGTTTTTCAAATTAAATGGGACAAGTGTTTAGTTTTTCAAAAATTATCGGTGAACGAACAACTTATTTTGATGGTGTATGATCACATGATCAAGGAAAATAGCAAAACACATGCGGTCTAGCGACCCGTGGAGCCAAATCCGCCGGAACCGCGCGAAGAACTGGACAGATCGTTCTCTTCCATTAACACCACATAAATCGGGCAAAGAGATGGATGGCATACCTGCACGAGCCGCGACTTCACTTCGACAGTGTAAGTCCCAATTCCTGGTTCGGGAAGGAATCTCAGAGGCACCTTCAAATTACCGCGGTATCCGGAATCAATGACCCCGACATGATTGGATTGCATGAGCGGTGTCTTGGACAGACTCGAACGCGGCAACATATGAAAAGCGGTCGAATCGTATCTCCCCAATGCAGGACTACGATGATACATTTCCATTTTAACACCCAAATCAACGAGTACCGTTGTAAAAGGCACCGTGAACTTCGCATCCTCCAACAGCATAAGGTCGAAACCAGAATTTGGATACTCGTTGGAGATCATTTCGGTATTGTGATTGGTAATATGAAATTTATACAGCTTAATCATTTCTTCCGTCATTCCTGGATGGTCGCGGTCAATTACCAACTTCAACACCGCAAACTCACTGCCTTTCGGCATCTTATACACAACGCTTTCCAAAAACTCTTCCATCGTATAATCGTATGCCGACATGTCTATATTACATTCGCCAATTATTTTTAAATCAATTTTACAAAAAATAACCGTATATGTATATGGGAAATATTGTATACAAATTTGCGGGTAAAATAAGAGACCTGCTTTATGCTATTGGTTATTTTAGTGAACTGTTGGTGGCGATCATCGTGTGCTCTATGATTTATACTCAACCTGTGGATCTCACAATTTTTCTAGTTGTTTTGGCATTGAGCGGCATAACAAACGAATATTTGAAAACAATAATCAAACAAAATCGTCCCTACAATTCCATGAAATTTTTGAACACCGAACACTTTACCCAAAAGGTGTACGGAATGCCCTCTGGACATAGCCAGAATGTGGTGTTTTCCATTTTGTACCTGTTTTGGACAACCCATAAATTTGTGCCTTGGACCGCCATGTGCGCGGTGATTGGCATATTGATGTTCATTGAGCGATGGTTTTTCCACAATCATACCCCTTTTCAATTGATTATGGGAGGTGTTGTTGGTGCGGTCTTGGCATATGTTGTAGTCAGTTTACGCGATTCTTTGAAAAAACATTTAGAAGCTAAAAATATAAAACATAAAGAAGAAAAAAATGAAGCAAATGTTCCTGCCTGATGTTGTCAAATGTCACATTCTGCAATATGACAACAGATTCCGGGTCCACAACGGAAAAATATCGCAAAAAATTCCCGCAAACGATCGTCGTTACTATATTCTCAAGAACAACATCGTATACAAATATCAAGGCCTTCAAGATATATACTCTAACAAACTAACCTTCGTGAGATTCAATTACATAAAAAGAGACAAATATATGAGTATGGTAGTAACGGTTTATGATGATCATATTGTAACAGAACTGTATATATTTCACGAAAAATATGTACCTCCGATGGAATATCATAAAACTATTCTGCATTAAACCTTAGAAGAATTAGACCCGGGATAAAATGCGTAAAAGCACCCAATTTAAAAAATGTATAATTTATATAAACGATGGATATAAGTTATAACCCGACCGACTTGCAAAACTTTTTGGATACCTATAAAAGTTATAATTTTGGTGAATTTTTTGGGATGGATTTAGTCATTGGATTCAAATCCAAGACTTTTGGCGAAAAAATGAAGGGAGTGCCATCTGACTGCGAAAGTGTACCGGTAGAACATTCATTCATCGTCAAACGCAAAAACCAAACCGAGATTTTTTCGAGATATTTTCATCGCAAGTTCGAAATTGGCAATGTATTCTTTACTACGGTGGAGAACATCGAAAGCGATATTAAGCGATTTTTAGATGACGGGTTTTTGATGATGAATGAAAACGATTTTCATATGATGCGTACGCACGAATTAACAAAGGTCATTGACGACTATTTGTGTGACAGGAGATCCTTTATTGGCATACTGTAAATCTTCACCGGGATAAATTACTGTAAATTCTTGTACTCTCGCCAAGTAATCTGTTTTCCTACAACCGGCTCCGGTTTCTCATTTACCCTGTAATTTTCGTCCAAATTGCTGCTGGTTCTGAGTGCCGAATCAATGTACATTTCTTTGAGCAATTTACCGAAAATCACGGACCCCTCGTGTTGATCCACTTGGCCCTCTTCGATCGCCTGCAACAGATCCAACACCTTGGATAAAACTCGCAAATCCAACTCATTTTTGCAGATTTTATTGAAAATATCCATGTAATTCATAAATAAAAAGGGGGTCAGATTTCGGCACTCATCCAAAAACGCATTGTAGTCCGTCTTGTACAGGGTTACATTATTCTGCTTAAACTGTAAAAGTTTGGTAACATCATCACGAATTTGACTGCTGTGTTTCAACTCACGAATTTTATCCGTGTTGTTCTCGCATTCCATTTCATTGATCAACTTTTTCAAATTCAAGCGATCTTCTTTGGTAATATTATTCATTGCAATGGTAGAATAATATTATATATACATTTAAACTATATCCTTTTTTATGTATTTTTATATATATAATATAAATGCCTCCTAAACCAAGATTTATATATTTAGAACCAAAAATAAAAGCTTCTTCTGTGTCTTTAGTCATCATAATTATCGTATTTTTCGCATTCATCATATTAAAATGGAATTACATGTATAGTAATTGGGAGAGTATAAAATGTCAAAACAGTAATTTCTATATTGCTCCTATTTTTGGCAAAGACAGTTCTCAGACCTTCTCGGAATGCACAAAACAAATAGAAACGGATATCATCGAAGCCGAAATCAACCCGATACACACGCGTATTGACGGGATAGATTCTAATATTACAAACATCAATGCAGCTTTGAACAAGACGATACAAACGACTTCGGACATGAATTCTCAGGCAAATCAAAATGTGTTGAATTTATCGACAACAATACAGCAAAATATCATCAATGTAAAGAATGCATTGTCTAAGATTTTGGGTTCAGTGGTATTGAGCACTTACATGACAAACGGGACAATCCAGTCCTCGAAGAATTTGGGAAATAATATACTCTCAGATGTAGTATCCAACTTTTCACAGGCGACTACTGCTGAACAACAGGCTCTAGACAACCAAGGAACGATTAGTAGTTATATGCCAAATAACTAATATACCAAATATATATAATGGACGGAGAACAAATAATTAAATTATCCGATACAAATATTACAAACACATATCTCATGTACATAATTTTAGCGATAGCTGGTTACATAATCATCAAAAACTATTCAAATATTTATTTTAAAATGAACCCCAATATCCAAAAATTTACCTTGGACATAACCTATTTTTTGTCCAACGCGCAAAACACGGAAAGATTTATACATGATTATATCCGTAAAATAGCGAGCCAGGTTGTCAAAGAAAAAACCGCTCCTGTAAACAGCAAATTGGACAACCGCGATTCAGTAATGAAAGATTTGACCGATTCCACGGAAAAATTAGATGCTCAATTGAAAGCATACAGTGCCAAAAAAATAATTGATTATCAACAGGCCTACCTCTCCATGAATAACAGTGTAACCATGTTGAGTAACACTCTGGAACAAATAAATACAATTCAACAGTCGAATATTGAAGCGGTAGATAAGATATATGCAACATATTCGGAAGCTATGCAAGAATATTTGAAAAAATTAATGAAAGTGTTGAACATTATTAATTACCAGATCAATATTACTTATATTAAACCTTCTATGCAAAAAATGATAACACCACTGAAAAATTTATATAATTCTATTTATAGTTCTTTGATAAACAATGCTCCCTTTTTGAAGAAATTTATTCCTGATTATGACCCATCGTCCGTGCCAAAGATTGGAACAAAACTAAATACTCCACAGGATTTATCTGTAAAATTCAGCGCATCGACACCTATCATGAAAACCAACGGTTACTAATCGTTACAAATACATACATATTTTTATCTTAAGAATATGTATATAATGAAATTCAAAACCAACTATTTACTTTTAGCTATTTTTTTATTGATCATAGTGACTTTGGCCATGATGAACTCTTGCAAAATGCACCGCTCAACCCATATTCGTGGATACGAGGGCTTGCAGAACATTGAATATAATGCGTCCGCATTGGTCACCAAAAACACCAATTTGAACCAATTGCCCAACATAACTAACAATAAAAATCTGCACAGCGCGAACTTTGGCAAAGAGTCCACGGTCGATGTCTTTAGCGGTACGCCTGGAAAAATCGAGTGCGAGAACAAGGCATCTGGCCTGTCAAATTCTCAGGGTGGATTGTGCTTAAACGATAGCCAAATGAAATTGCTCCGCAGCCGCGGTGGAAATGCGGAGGGCGGCGATTTTCAATATGCTTGAACAGTTTACTCAAATGTGATTTCACACTTGACACAGTAACAAATATCGATACTCTTATCTGGATCAATATCAATCGAATCATTGACAAATTCATGTTGACAATGTTTCAGTAAAAAATCGTTTATTTTTATTAGAATTTCCTGGTATTCTTTGGACCGCAAATCGGCAGGCATACGCTGACACATATTTTTGGCTCGTATCATAAGTTCAACTTCTGCATCCATCTATATAGAGTATTGTGTATTTTCTAAGTCGTTTATGTATACATTGCCATGAAGCTCTGGTTCATCGCTTCGTCGTCCTTGACCAAAATATCCACATCCTTCTTGGTAACTGTAAAAGGGAACTCAACCTTGATGTTGATCTCTTTAGTCAACAGTTCAGAATCCGATTTCACCAATCGGAAAAGATTCAACTTAGTATAAATGATCTCCATGCACCGCTTCAAGTTACGAACACCATCTTCGCCCTTGGTGAATTTGGTAATGACATATTCAATGGTATCGTCGGGGATAATGATATCTTCTGTTGAGAAATTGACCTGTTCGCGAATCTTCGGGAGCATGTAGTTCTTGGTGATAATAATCTTCTCCTTGGTATTGTATCCCTTGGTTTGAATGCGATACATACGATCGCGCAAAATGGGGTTCACCTTGCTCTCATCATTGTAACTGAAAATGAACAAGCACTTGCTCAGGTCAAACCCCATCTCCGAGAAATACTTGTCGTGAAATTCGGAATTTTGAGAAGTATCGGTCAAGTGGGTCAAAATGCCTGTGATTTCCGAACCACGCGGCGTATCGCTCAACTTGTCCAACTCATCAAAGTAAATGACCGGATTCATACATTTACTGTCGATCAATATCTGGATAATCTTTCCCCAACTGCTGCCCTCGTAAGTGTAGGAATGACCCTCCAAAAAGCTGCTGTCGCCCGCCCCGCCCAGAGGAATAAATGCAAATTCGCGACCCAAAATCTTGCTGATACCCTCCTTGACTATTGAGGTTTTGCCCGTTCCCATAGGCCCCTTGATCGCAATGGCGGTACCCATCGCATTAGGATTCGCAATCCATTGACCCACCATCTGCAAAATTTGCATCTTGGCATCGTTCATACCGTAGACACATTCGTCCAAAATTTTGATGGACTTTTCCATAAATTCCTGACAAATATCTGGACCATCCGACATCTTCACATCAAGAGATCGGTAAACGCCAATCGGAATACGCATGAAAGTATCAATCCAATTTTTCAACTTGTAATACTCAGGATCGCCCGGTTCCATCGTCCGCAAAATATTCAATTTCTGCAAAATGGTGGATTTGTAGCTCATCGGAATCTTGGACTCCAGAAGCGAAAGACGATAGGGTTTGTCGATTTGAATAAAATTGTTGATTTCTTTCAAATCACCCATGATCTTGAGTTGTTCGGTGTTCGACAGCTTTTTCTTGAAATAATCGATTTCACTGGTGAATTTGCGATCCGTCCCGGTAATCATCTTGTGATATTCCTTGGTGTTCTTGCCACGAGCCTTCTTCACCAACTTTTTGATCGAATCCTTGCAGTCACGCAGAGACTTGATAATCATCTTACTACTCGGATTGGATTTCAGGCGACCCGCCAGATATTTCTTCATATCCACCAAGTCACGATACTCGTTTTCGAATCGCTTAGAGGACAGCAATATCTCTTCTTGGGAATCCACGGATTTCTTTGAATTCTCACTCGTCATGGATGTGTTCAAAGCCCGCTTGGACCCTTTGCTCTTCTTTTCATCCGCATCCTTTGGCACATCCACATCCTCGTAAGTTTCTTTCATAAAAGTTTTTTCATCATCACTGTCGCATTCTTCGTTTTCATCCTCGACAAAACGATCTTCGTCCAGGTAGTCGTCCTCGTCTCCCCCGAACCCAAAGATGATGTTGATGTTTTTCCCCTGCTTCTTCTTTTTGTCCTCCTGAAAATCGTCGTCATCTTCGTCCTCGAAATATTCGCGATATTCCTTGTCCAACTTCTGTTGTTCCTTCTTTTTTTGTCCCTTGGTTTTGGCCTTGGTCTTGGACTTTTCCGCCTCTTTGGAATTACCCTTGGAGGATTTCTTGTTTGACTTTTCCGGCTTATTTTTCTTGGCGTGTTCCTTTTCTTCGTCGGCCTTGACCTTGTTCTTCATGTATCGGGAAGGGAAGATTTTAGCAATGGTCTTTCTGATAGTTTTATGATCGGGCTGTTCCTCATCTTCCTCATCCTCATTAGCAATGAAATCATCGTCGTCATCTTCTTCATCTTCTTGACTTCGCTCCGAATCCGAATCAGACAGTGTCACATAATCATCGTCATCATCCTCATCCTCTTCATCTTCTTCGTCCTCGTCTTCGTATTCCGTTTCAGATTCTTGGTCATAATCGCTATCCTCTTCCGAATCGGGATAGAAATCCGAATCAGAAGAACAATCTGATTCAGACTCGTACTTAACCTTTCTTTTGGTATCCTTCTTTGCGGACTTGGACTTGGACTTGGAGTCAGAAGAACGAATGACCGGCATGATTATAATAGATATATCCCTTTAATTTTAAGTAAAAATCAACCAAAATTAAGTATTTCAATTTTTTATAAAAACGAAAAAATTGAATCATAAATATAATATAAATAATATAGTATAATATACAACAATGTCATCGTCGTCAAAATCCAAGATGGTCGAATATAAAAAGCCATCCAAAATAATTGGCATTCAATTTAGTATTTTGTCGCCCGAAGAAATAAAAAAGAATTCAGTGGTAGAAGTCACTTCTCGCGACACATATATTAACAACAAGCCGGTGATTGGTGGTCTGTTTGATCCGCGTATGGGTGTTTTAGAACAGGGTACGATTTGTCCGACCGATGGATACACCTACATAGATACGCCCGGGTATTTCGGTCATATTGAATTGGCAAGACCCGTGTTTTTCATTCAACATTTAAGAGAAATCATGAAAATTTTGCGATGCACCTGTTATAAATGTAGTAAATTATTGATCAACAAAAACCAACATTCACATGTGCTTAAAA